ATGCATTTCGATGCGCGCGCTGCGAAGCTTTTGGCCGCCGGCCAGCACATGGTGATCGACGGGTGTTCGGGGTTGCGACTGGTGGCTACGGCCACCAGCAAGACGTGGACGTACCGCTACAAGTCGGTGGCCGACGGCCGGATGAAACAGGTGGCGATCGGCCACTGGCCCGCGGTGAGCGTCCAGCAGGCTGTGGGTGCCTGGGAAAAGCTGCGCGAGCAGCGCGCCGCCGGCAATGACCCGTCGGCCGCGCGGAAGGCAGTCCGCGATGAACGCCGCGCGGTCGTCAAGCCTGCGCAGGTCATGACCGTCGAGCGGGTCGTGTCGGAGTACATCGATGGGGTGCTGCTTCCCAGCCGCAAGGAAGCTGGGGGGCAGGCCGCCCAGCGGGCGCTGCTGCGGCTTCTGAGCGACGAGGCCGACTTCGCATCCACTCCGGCGGCCGAGGTGACGCGCGCTCAGGCGTTCGACGTGCTGGCGCGACGCAAAGCTACGCCGACGGCGACTGCAAAGCTACGCTCGATGCTGGGGACGGCCTGGGATCACGCCTTGGACTCAGGCCGCCTGCCGGACGGCGCGGCCAACTGGTGGCGCCTGGTGATGCGTGGTCAGCTTAAGAGCAAGGGCAAGGTGGTGGGCGGCAAGCACGTCACGGGCGCTCGGCGGGTGCTATCGGCGGAAGAGGTGGGGCGCCTGGTGGCCTGGTTGCCCAACATGCACGATCTGGGGCGGGACAGCGTCGTGATGTACCTCTGGACGGGCACGCGCGGGGTCGAGTTTCTGGGGATGCGAGCCGAGAACGTGAAAGCGGAGAAGGGCGCGTTATGGTGGACGGTTCCGAAAAGCCAGACGAAGAACCATTTGCGTGCCTATGCGGTGGATCTGCGTGTGCCGCTGTTCGGGCGGGCCCGGGAGGTTGTCGCGCGGCGCTTGGCTGCGATTGGCCGCTCAGGCTGGCTGTTCGAGGACGTGCGCGGTGACCAATACGTGCAGCACGATTTTTCGACCTACATCTACAACTTGCAGCCCTACGCCAGCAAGGTGGCCGACCGCCAGGGCGATGGCCTGGTGCTGCCCGTCACCAACTGGACGCCGCACAACCTGCGCCGCACCGCCCGCACGCTGCTGGCCAGCCTCGGCTGCCCGAACGAGATCGGCGAGGCGATCGTGGGCCACATGCCGGCGGAGATCATCGACACCTACAACGCCTACAGCTATGACGCCGAGCGCGTGCAGTGGCTGCAGCGGCTGAGCGATCACCTGGAAACGCAGGCCACCGCGGCCGCTGATGACGGTGCGCCGGCCCGGCCGTAGCCCGAGTTGATGGGCGGCAGCAGGTCCGACACGGGCCGGGCTTGGCCCCACTCGGTCAGGTCGTTCACCAGCCACGCCACCCGGCCCGTGCTGAGCTTGCGAGGGCGTGGCAGCTCGCCACTACTGACCAGCGTGTCGAGCATGCTCTCGGAGATCGAGAGGTAGGCGGCGGCGTCTGGCTTGGCCAGGTACATAGGGGAGATCGTGACGATGGTGCGTGGTTTCTTGGGGGCGGTCATGGGTTGCTCCCGGCGTAGCGGTGTCGTGATTTGTTGAGGATTGGCAAGTCAGGCGGCGGCCATCCAGGCCATCTCGTGCGCGAAGTTCGATCGCACCAGCGCTTCCGACATCGGCGGGCTGACGCTGTTACCGCACATCCGAACCTGGGCGGTGGTGCTCAGCGGGATGCGCGGCACGGCGAGCGGTAAGTCCGTGGCCTGCTTGCCGTCGGCGAAGAGCAGGGCAGGGTCGGGGATCTCCTGAAACTGGTAGCCGGCCGGGAAGCCTTGCGCCAGATACAGCTCGCGCGGCTTCAGCATGCGCAGCGTGATGTCCACCAGCACCCACCACTGGCCCGCGTGATGCATCAGCACCATGTCGGCCGGCTCGGGNAGATACAGCTCGCGCGGCTTCAGCATGCGCAGCGTGATGTCCACCAGCACCCACCACTGGCCCGCGTGATGCATCAGCACCATGTCGGCCGGCTCGGGGAAGTCGGCGGGCAGGTGCTGGTGCAGCAGCTCGGCGCATTGGCGGGCGCGCTCGGAGTGTTCGGGCGCCAGCGCGGCGGCCGGCATCTGCACCGTTTCGACCAAGCCCATGCGCGCCTTGGTGGGGATGGTGTGCATCGGGGCGCTGCAGGCGCTGTCGGTGCCGCCCTCGGTGTAGTACTTCACCAGGTAGGCGTATATCAGGCGCTGGTTGCTGCCGGCGGCGGTGATCGTGGACATCGGTGCATCCGCCGCGCGGCCGTCGCCGTCGTAGAAGCCGCCGTTGGCCTGCTCCAGGCAGGCGGCCACCAGGGCGCTGGTCGCTCCGCTGGCCGTCACGGTGTTCAGCGGCATCTCGATGCTGCGGATGCCGTGGCTGAAACGCTTGGTGCCGCACTTGCCCTCGCCGTGGCCCATGTCCACCAAGTGGGCCGCTACCAGAGCCTGCTCGCCGCGGTGCGCTCCTGTCACGGTGCGCAGCGGCTCGCGCGGATCGTGCCCGCTGCGCTCGCCGTGGTGAGTCAGGTGCGTCAAGTGGGCCGCCACGACCGCAGACTTCACGCCGCCCGCCACCACCGTGCCCAACGGCTGCTCGATGGATTGCGTGCGCGGATCCTGGCCAGGGCGCTCGCCGTAGCCCACCGTGACCAGGTGCGCGCCCATGTATGGCGTCAGGATCGGCTGGGCCACGCAGCTGTCGGCCTTGGCCGTGATGGTCTGTGCCGGGCTGTTCACGCTGCGCGCCGGGCTCTGGCCCATGCGCCCGCCGACGCCCACGATGAACGGGCTAACGCTGGTGAGCACATGGCGCATCAGGCCCTTCGCCACGCGGCGCATGGTGTTGTCCACCAGCGGGCGCTTGCGGCCGAACACGCTCTCTGCGGGCAGCTCGAAGNTGAGCACATGGCGCATCAGGCCCTTCGCCACGCGGCGCATGGTGTTGTCCACCAGCGGGCGCTTGCGGCCGAACACGCTCTCTGCGGGCAGCTCGAAGTCGATGCACTCGGCCGCCGTGCGGTAGGGCGCCAGCTTGCCCGCCAGCACACGGCGGTCGGTGGGCTCGGCATGCGTCTGCTCAGGCCAGGCGATGGGCAGGCCGTCGCGGCGCGCGATCAGGAAGAGGCGCTTGCGGATCGTGGGTGCGCCGTGGTCGCAGGCGCGCAGCTCGCGCCAGTCCACCGTGTAGCCATGGCCGCGCAGCTGGCGCACGAACGACTGGAACGTCTTGCCCTTGCGCGCGGGGTCGGGCCGGGCCAGGCCGTCGGCGCCCACCAGCAGCGGGCCCCAGGTCTGGAATTCCTCGACGTTCTCCAGCATCAGCACGCGCGGCTTGCAGAGCGCCACCCAGCGCATCCCCACCCAGGCGAGGCCTCGGATGTGCTTCGCGACTGGCGTGCCGCCCTTGGCCTTGCTGAAGTGCTTGCAGTCGGGCGACAGCCACACCAGCGCCACCGGCTGGTTGCGGGTCACCTCGATAGGATCCACGTCCCAGACCGACTCGCACAGGTGCTGCGTGTGCGGGTGGTTCAGCGCGTGCATGGCTAGCGCCTCGGGGTCGTGGTTGATGGCGATATCCACCGGGCGGCCGAAGGCGCGCTCCAGGCCGGTGCTGGTGCCACCGCCGCCGGCGAAGTTGTCCACGATCAGCTCGCCGGGGAAGGCAAGGGGAAGAGTGAAAGTGTCACGCTTCATGGCGGACCACCGTGAGAGTTCGCTTAGCAGCTCTTACCGGATGCTCCATACTCCCAAAAAAGCTGGAGACGAGGAAATGGGTTATAGAGAAACATGCATGCTGGTCGACATTGGGTTGAGCCGATCTGAGTGCGCGGCCTGGGTGCAGGCATGGGGCTCGATCGGAGCCATCGTTGCTGCCGTGGTGGGGCTTCTTTGGCAGCTCAACCGCCAGAGAAAACAGTCGATTGATAAGCAAATCGACGAAGCCAAGCTGATCAGCACGCTCGTATTTCAGTGCCGAATCGCGGCGCTGCAGGTTCGTGCATATTTGGGTATCCCTGGGGTCGAACCATACGTGCAACAAGTGTTCTATTGGCTCGGTGAACTTCGGAAGATTGACCCGCTCGCGTTTCCCACTTCGAAGGTTCAGGGGTACGCAGGTCGAATGGTCATGAGTCGTAATCAGTTCCACCCTGACAGGGTCGCCAGCTTCATAGTTCCGCCCGTGGCAGGTGAGACTCACGTCGATGCGAGAGACGTACAAATGCTGATTGAGTGGGCGGAACTGACTGAGCTGTTTTTCTCGGACTGGCTTCACTCCAGGCGTGGGCATATGCCTTCCATGGCGTTTTCGTTCGGCGGCCGTACCTACAATCCAATTCGCTTCCAGATCGAAGAGGGCGACGGCATACCAGAAGGTGAGTAATGCGCTGTGCGTGTTCAAGGCGTCACCATTTACTGAAACACTGAGCGGCCGGTAATTTTTCGGCTTACGACGTCTGATCCCGGGCCTTTAATCTGCTGCAAGGTATTTCGAGTTATCTCGTCAAGTCTGCAGAACCGCTGAACAAACAGGTCGCGCCACTCGGTCCAATGCGTCTGCTCTCGCTTTGGCGCGGTCAGGCTGATCGACACGGTGGGCACCTCGTTGCCGGGCGTGTCAAGAATGGGCCATGGCGCGTGCGTGCCGGCCCGGTAGGGCATGAGGTCGCGGCGTTCGGTGGCCAGGGCGATCAGGTCCACTTGGTGGATGCTGGGCGCGTGGGCGGTGAAAGCCGTCAGCAGGCCAAAGTGGCGGCGCAGTGCGCGGGCTTGCGGCTGCTCAAAAGCGCGCCAGGCGTCGCCGACGGTCCACTTGGCCGGGCTGCTCATGTCGCCGGTGATGGCTTCGTGGGCGTCGTGCATCAGGCATGCCAGCTGCAGATGCGGCGGGTGGCCGGCCTGCTCGGAGATGTCGGCGCACAGCAGGCTGTGCTCGGCCACGCTGTAGGGGCGCTTGGTGGCGCCCGTGAAGCGGTTGATGATGGACAGGTGGTGGGCGATGGATGGCAGGCTGAAGGTGTTCTGCAGCGCGTCGATGCCCGATAGGTAGTGCTCTCGTCCGTCGGAGAGAAGCATCCAGTTGCTCATGCTGCACCGCCTGTGTGGCGCGGATCGGCCAAGACTGCTGCGTCCCACCCTCGCTCGAAACCCGAGGTGAAAACCTTGCGGCGGTCATTGCAGTCGATCGCAGGGCGCGCAGCGAAGTAGGCATCGCTGGCGCCAATCTCGTGCGCTTCGCGCATAGCGCGGCGGTGCTCGAAATCGGCAGTCGTCGCCTCATCAGCTGGGACTTGCCCGCCGGAGGCGGCGGGGGCGGCGGCCACCATGGCGCGCCAGCACTCGCCCGCCCGTGTCAATGTGCCGATCACGTCTCCAAGACGGAGATCGTCGGAGCCAGCATTCAGCATGGCGCGCGTCGGCTTCACCGGTACCAGCTTCCAGCTGTTCGGCATGGCCGCGCCGGGCGGCGCTGCTTGAGGGGTAGCGTCCGGCACCGCCTCTTCATCGGTCTGCCCTAAGTAGAACGCACCATCTGGGTCTGCGGTCCACACGCCATAGAGGCCAGGGCCAGAGTGACCGTCGCCTTTCATGAGAGAGATTTCACCCATCTCGTCACCGAAAAGTTCCAGCAGCTCGGTCGCCTGCTTGAAGTCGATGGTGAGGCCTCTCGTCGGCGCGCCGGACCGGGTGTTCCAAGCCTCGCGCAGCTTAGGCTGGCAGTCTTCCATCAGCGACGCGGAGCGATTGCCTTGCATGGCGCAGCCCTTGCACTCGATCCAGTGCCAGCCGTCTGCGTCCGATTCGAAGTGCGCGGCAGCATTGCAAAAGGGGCAGGGCAGTAGCGCCTCTGGCAGCTGGGAGGGGGTTGGGCTCATGGCTGCACCGTCATCCCCGCAGCTGCAGCAGCCGCTTCGCCGCCCAGCGCCGCATACGCCGCGCCGTCCAGCGCGTCGTCCGGGTTGTGGCCGCCATTGCGCGCCGTGGCTGCGCCACGCACCAGCTTCAGGGTCTGCATGAAGGCCCAGCCCTGGCGCTCGGTCAGGTTGGTGCCCTCAATGGCGTTGAAGGCGGCCACGGTGGCGGCCATGCTGCGCTCTTGCCGGGCGTTGGTGCCCGTGCTGTCGCGCTGCGCGCCGCGCTGGTTGATGGTGGCGCTGGCGGCGGTGAGTACGTCGTGCGCGGTGACGGGCCGGCTGGAGGGCGCTGCGTGGGCGACGGCTGCGAGCATGGGTGCGGAAGGCTTGGCGCTCTTGCCGGTGGGGGCGCGCTGGGGGGTGTTGCTGATCGAGGGCATGAATGGCTCCTGTGGTGGCGGTTCAGGCGGCGGCTGCCGCAGGTTGGGGGTTGGGTTGCTCTTGTTTCCATAGCTGCCCGCGCTCATCAGTCGGGCGCTTGGGGCAGAAAACCATGCGCTGCACGCGTGCCTCCAGCACCGGCAAGATGGGCCGGGTGGTGCCTGCTGCTGCACGCACATGGGTCAGGCTCACGTCGATCACCGCGCCGGGCTGCAGGTCGGCTTGGTGGGCGGCCCAGAAGGCCTGCGCCTCGGGGCCGCGCCAGGTCAGCACGTAGGGCTCCCGGCTCATGGCGCCCAGCACGTCGAGGGCGCGCAGGGTCAGCAGGAATTCGCCGCCCTCGGTGCGCGCCTCGGGCTTGGTCTTGCTCAGGAAAAGGAAGCCGGTGTGTTGCAGTGGCATGGCGGGCTTTCAGTGCGGCGGCGTCAGAGCGCGGCCAGTTGGCAGGCGGTGGCGATGCAGAGGCCGGTGAGGCAGAGCCACACGCCGGCCAGCGCTGCCAGGGCGAAGTCGCGTGCGCTCATCGCAGCCACCCGGCCAGCACGGCCACGGCCATGCCGTTGACGGCGCCCACGGTGATGCCGGCCCACCAGCCGCGCGACCACGCGCGGGCGGCGGTGTCGGAGATGCGTGGCAGCTCGGCAGGCGCGGGCAGGCGGCGGGTGCGGTCGGCCAGCACGGGCGCGAAGAAGGCGGTGGCGCGGCGCATCAGGCGGCCCTGCGTGCTGTGCTGGCGTGGACGCCCAGCGCCATGGCGCGGCAGATGGCGTCGCATTCGCCCGTGGCCAACAGGCTGACCTGCAGGGCGCCGGCGGTGACGATGTAGGTGCGCAGCATGGTCAAGCCTCCGACTCGTGCGGGGCGCGGCAGGGCATGAGCAGGCCGTCGCCGCCGTCGAACCGAAACGTGCCAACGACTTCGGGGTCGTACGGGCGTGTGGGTTTCACGCCGAACTCGATGCCGGGCAGGCGGCTCAGGCGCGCCAGATAGGCCTTCTGGAACCACGCGCCGCGGAAAGGCGTGATGTGCATGACCAAGCCGTTGAGCTCGAAGCCAGTGCCCCTGCAGCAATCGCATTGGGCATCGGTAGGATGAGCCGCGGTGCCGATGTGCTGCGCGTACCCGCTGGCGTCGCACAGCTGGCATTCGTATTGCTGGCCGAAGTGTGTGAACTCGCCTTGGCCCTTGCAGCTTTCGCAGGTCTTTTGGAACACCCGTCCTGCGCCGTCGCAGGTGTCGCAGATCGCGTGCTCGAGCAATCCCATAGGTTTCAATTGGCTCCAGTCGGCCAATGCGAACCGAGCACCAACTGGCATGCCGGTGGGGTCTGGAATGAGATCTGGGCGGTCCACCTCTGCGAGCGGCACACGCACCACCCAGTGGCCGTTGGCGGCGAAGACGTGATCGCCTTCACGCCAGGGCTTGCGCAGTTGGCGTCGCAGATCATTGGGGCTCGCGAACAGCTCCAGCAGTTGGCCGGGCGTCATCGTGTTGGGCGTGCTGTTCATGATCAGGCGGCCGCAGTGGCGCGGTGGGTGAGGGTGTGAATGGCGGGCGCGGCGCTGCCTCCGGCAGCGTTGGCCTCGGCGCGGTCGGCCTGGGCGAGCAGGGCGCTGGCCTGTTCCCGCAGGGCGAAGTGGCCTTCCCATAGCGCTACGACGGGCGCCGTGAAGCGGGTGTGCGGGTAGGTCTTGCAGCGCTGCTCGTAGGCGCGCAGCAGGTGTTGGGCACTGGCCTCTTTTTCAGCGGCGCGCTGGCGGAAGGCCAGGGGCGTGGAGTCGGCGGCGTGGTTGGCGGCTTTGATGGCGGCCTGCAGGGCTGCGCTGGCGGCCTGGGCCTGCGCCAGCACAGCGGCGGCAGTGGGCTTGTTGGCGATCACGCTGGCACCTGCTCTTCGATGGGTGGCATCACAACCAGAGAACCGGAGACCGTAAGCCCGACTGCTTTGCCCTCGTCGTTCAGCTCGTCGACCAACTGCATGGCATCCCGGTACCAGGAATCGGCGACTTCCCAGGCGCGGGCATTCTCGGCTTCGAGTTGCTCGATGCGCTCGAGTGCTGAATCGAGTTTGGTGGCCAGCTCAGCGCAGTGGCTGCGCAGGTGATCCAGCTCCCAGCGCGACAGGCGCTTACGCAGTGCCGTCAGGGTGGCGTCGGCGCTCATGCCGCCACCTGCTCTTCGATGCGCTCGATGCGGAAGATGGGCCGGCCCGTCAGGTGGTGGGCTGCGGCCTCGGCGCGGGCAGTGTTGCGCGCCTTGACCTGGATGGTGGGCAGGGTGCCCTCGTCGGCTTTGACTTCGAGCTGGTCAGCCGGGGTGCCTTCGGGCACCAGCGTTGCGCGGTAGCTGCGCAGCAGGTGAATGTTGCCGTCCATCATGCTGCCCCCACTTCGGCCCTGGGCGCGACAATCGCGCAATTGCAGCCATGAGGGGTGTCGATATGGGTGGAGTCAACTTCTTGCGGGACAGCTTCCGGGTGCGTGATCGCAATACGGAAGGTCTGCAGCACGAGCTGGAGCTTGTCGAGCTGAGCGGCGAGCTTGTGCTGCGCGTCTGGATCGGTGGCGTGGGCGCCGACATGGCGGTCGAGTGCGTTCTCACACAAGCACAGGCTGAGGAATTCGCGCGCGGCGCGCAGGACCTGACGGCCCGCCTCGCGTTCTAAGACCTGGGGTTGCTTGCGGTCGACGAGCAGCGTTGCGCTGTCGTTGATGTAACCGCCTTGGCCCGGAACACGACTGCACGCCGTGCGGGTGATGGCGTGTGCGCCGCGGTGGTCGATTGCGTCGAGGAATTCTCGATCCGCTTCCGTTTCGACCTTAAGGGTGAAAGTGGCGCGGTCTGTGCCGGGAACTATCTGCATGTTCACTCCATGGCGCCGGTTGGCGCGATGAAGCGAATAATCACTCAAGTGATTGATTCTGTCAACACACTAGTGTTTGAATATAACGAACTGCAGTTGCCGTTTTAATCAATCGCCCGCCCTACCTGACCGTTCACTCTCGCTACTCAGCCGAACCCGCCCGCCCGACCATCCGCATCACCCACCTCTACGCATCGCCTTTGATGTGCCCGACTCCTGACTGTCAACCTTCGATGGCGGCGCTGCGGGCCTGCGGGTCAAGGTGCTACACATAGACGACAGGCCTGACCGAGTGCACGAATTCGACGAAGCCGGGGATCGACGGCTGCCTGCTGCTTGAATTGAAAGGCCGCATCCAGCGGGTGGAGGCCGGCCGCCTAGTCATCGTGCCGGCCGGACTGCCGCATGCCGTGGCGCCAGGCAGCCACGGCAAGCTGGTCATCATGGGCCGGTAACGCTGTGCCTGCGTAACGCCCTGCTACCCATATCGACACTGGACACGCTATCCACCAAACCGCCTCCGGCGCCACGCCAGCAAACCCACCAGCGCGCTCATCAAAGCAAGCCCCGCATCCGACAATGTGGGTATGCTGGTCGTACCCGCGGGCGCGACTGCCTGCAGGAGCATGGGGGCAAAGGGGTCTTCGACGACGCCCACCGCAGCGTTGGAATCGCCGGCCTGGTTGTCGGTGATGGAGTAGCTCACTGTGCGGCGGTCCCCGCTCAGGCTGACAGCGCCGGACGCCAGCTCAAACCATTCAGCGCTCTGGCCTGCAACGCGTGGCCCGAACTTGAAGAAACGGATACCGCTGGGCAAAGGCTGCGGGTAGTTCAGGGTCACCGTAAGCTGGTCGCCGGGGCACCCCGTAGTGCGAAAGCCAAACACGCCTGCAGGCTGCGTGGAGCCGGCCGGTGCGCCTGCCGGCAGAGCTGTATTGAAGTCTGAGGACGCCAGCGTGCAGGTCAGGCTGCCGCCACCTATCTCTACCGTTGCCATGCCCGTCATACCGGCAATGGTGCCGACCGCCTCCTTCTTGACTGGGGTGGCGGTCACGGCAGCGGAGGCTGCGCCGCCCCCGATCGCATTGGTCGCCGTTACCGTGAACCAGTGGGTCGTGCCGTTGACCAGCCCCAGCACCGTGCAGGTGGTGGCCGTAGCAGCTGTCGTGCTGCAGGTACCCAAAGGGGCGCCCGGAGAAGTGGTGTACGCGATGGCGGTATAGCCGGTGATGGGCCTGCCGTTGTCAGCCGGCGCCACCCACGACAGCGTGACTTGGCCGTCCCCCGGCGTGGCGGGGTTCAGCACTGGTGCGGCAGGCACGGCGGCCGCGCGGCCGACCAGCACGCCTGTGGTGCTGCCCACGCCGTTGAGGACCAGGTTGGCACTATTGCCTGCGACGTCACGCATTGCACCGCCTGGGGCCTGCAACGCGCCCAGAGAGATGCCGTCGTTGTCTTCATCATTGGCCGCAACGATGTAGCGGAAGAGCAAGCTGGACGATTGCGACCCGGATATATACGTGGCTGAACGGGTGTTAGCGCCAACCACCAGGGCAATACTTGGGGTGCCGCTCGTGGTGTCGACCGTCACGACTTCAGTAAAACTGACGGTGAATTCCAGGGGGCTGCCCGTGCCGTAAGTGGCCGACGCCGGCACACTCACCGAAGAAATCTGCGGCGCGGTCGTGTCGATGACGGCCGTCAGCCCGGCAGACGCAAGCGACACGTTGCCGGCCGCATCGGTCGCCTTGGCCGTGAGAGTATGGGCGCGCGGCGCTAGCCTGCTGCTGGTGATGGACCAGTTGCCAGAGCCGTCGGCCGTGGTGATCCCCAGCAACGTCGTGCCGTCGGTGTCATACAGCGTGACGGTGGTGTTGGCCTCGGCCGTGCCGGTGATCGTCGGCGTGGTGGCCGATGTAATCCTGTCGGAGTTGGACACACCCGTGTCGCTGGCTGTGTTCAGCACTGGGGTGCCGGGCGCCGCCGGCGCCAGGGTGTCGAACGTCAGCATGGGTGTCGTACCGGCACCGCCGTTGTTGCCTGCGGCATCGATGTAGGCGCCGCTGGCCACGGTAATGCTGGCAGTGCCGCTGTTGATCGCCGGCGTCGGGGTGAAGGTGGCCGTGCGCGTCAGGCCGCTGCCGACGATGGCGCCCAGCGTGCCGCCGCTGGACGCTACGCTGCCCGCAGTGAAGCTGCTGCCAGGATCCTCGCTGAAGGTGAAGGTGATGGTGGCGGTTTGGCCGCTCTTGAGGGTTGCCACGTCGCTGGTAATCGCCAGCGTGGGCGCTACGGCATCGACCCGCACGGCGCCAGTGCTGCCGAACGACAGTCCGCTCAGCGTGGCATTGTTCCCGACTGCGTCGCGCAGGGTTGCGCCATTGGTGCTGATGGCCGTGCCGACCACGATGCCGTCCGGATCGTTGTTGCCTGCCGCCACGACGTAGCGGAAAGTCAGCGTATTGCTGCCGCTGCCCGACACGTAGGCCGCCTGCACGGTGCCGCCCGTGTTCAAGGTGACCGGCACAGAGGGCGTACCGCCAGCAGTGTTAACGGTGACGCTCTCGTTGAAGGTGACCGTGAAATCCAGGGCGCTGCCTGCCACATAGGTCGCGCCTGGCGGCACGCCCGTGCTGCCAACGGCCGGGCCGGTGTGGTCGAAGATGTAGACGTTGCCAGCGCTGAAGCCGCGCGCGGCATTGCCCGCTGCGTCGGTCACGCCGGAGCCACTCGACTTAAGGTCCAGCCGCAGCGTGCCCTCGCCGGTGATACCGCTTACCGCCACCGTGTAAACCGTCGAACTGACCGCCGTAACGGTACCGACGGTGCCGCTCGTGGTCCCCGTGGCGGTCAAGATGAACGAGCCGGCACCGACGCCAGTCACGGCCTCGGCGAAAGTCACGGTGTATTCGGCGGTCGCCGCGTTACTGATGGCGGCCGTCCCCCCCGAGCGCAAGATCGAGGACACCGTGGGCACCATGGTGTCGACCACCGCGTTGGTCGAATCGGCGGTGGTTGCGAACCAGGTGCCGTTGGTGGCGGTGATGGACACGTTGCGGCCCGCCGTGCCGTTGATGCTGCCTGCCGTGATGGTGTAACTGGCCGTCCACATGCCACCGGCATTGGTGGCAGCCACTGCCGTACCACCACCGAATTGGCTGAAATCGACCGTGACGCCGGTCACGCCCGGCAGGTTGTCGCCCGTGGCGGCCGTGTTGTTCCAGGTGGCAGTGACAGTATCGCCAATGCGGTAGGCGCCGCCGTTGCCGGTGGCGCCGGCGATGGAGATGCGGGCGTCCGTCGGTGTGGCGCTCGTAGCCACGATGTTGTCGAGGACCAGCGAGTCGAGGGAGAAGCCGCTTTGGCTGGAACCGGACCCGGCGGTGTAACTGACCGTGAAGGACGAGATCGACGCGAAGCCACCGCCGCTGGGGGCGATGTTCTGGTAGAAGCCCTCGCCGGCCGTAAGGCTGCCCGACTGGGAACCAGAGGCCGGCGTAGTGATCACGTAGGACGCCGAGCCGCCGGTGTCCTGTTGCGCCAGCTTCAGGGATGTGAGGTCGAATGTGTAGCCCCGCAGCGAGATCACGGCGGTAATCGTGCCACCGGGAGCTCTGCTGTTGCCAATGCCATAGCTGTCACCGCTGAAACCCGCGCTTCCATAGACTTCACCTGGGGCGGCGCCGCTGACGGAAAATTGCAGGGTATAGGAGGGAGTACCCAATGTCGTCCACGTGGTGGCGAAACCGCTTCCCCCATCGTTTCCATCCACGCCGGCCGTGAATTCGAAAGTCTGGGAAGCGGCCAGCACGTCTGCAGGACTGCTCCAAGTCGCCAGCGCGACCAGAGCCCACCCAAAACTAGCCCAGAGGCGACTCTTGGAATGAGGACGCCGACGAAATTGGCGCAGAGCCGATGAGGACATAGAAGATGCAGACATAGAAAGTAGAGGGTGGAGACGTAGGCTCCGGCCGCCCGAGAAGGCGCTCTACGATTCTGTTAACAATTGTCAACCTGCGCAAGCTCTCGTACCCCAAAGAAGCATCTACTTCAGGCTTCTGTTGATCTAACGCGACAACTCTTCTGGTGCGAAAGGGCCGCAAGAGCAGCCATCCGGCGCTTCGCGCATCATTCAACTAACTGCAATAAATCTCAGTGAAAGATTACGCAGCCCACTAGTGATGTCGAGAAGATTTATTAAAACTGTTCGCTTCGCCATACGGTGAGAACCTTACCAAGGACCTCGAAATGAGGATTCTTTGGGGACAAGTCGTAAGGTGCGTAATCTGGATTCTTTGAGATGACTCGAAATGAAAATCCTGGTCCATTGAATTCAGGAATTCGCTGCAGTATTTTAATGTAGCCCTCTTCTCCTACTCGAAAGAAGTAAACGCCTTCATGATCGATGTGTTTGACGCCAATGTCCACAAGCAAGGGATCGCCGGGGTTATACATGGGTCTCATAGAGGGTCCAAAGCCGGTAACTATTTTCAGATTGTGAATGCCTGTATGAACGGGTACGTTTTGTCTAAGCCAGTCATGGCTTACGTTCCAACTCTTTATGAGGCCTGGGGGATGGTCCGTCAAATTGAAACCATGGCCCATTGAGCCGCCAGTTTCATATTGATGGATGGTCAAGTCTGCCGACATATAGGGCGTTGGCTCGCTCTCCGCTGCAATAACCTGTGCCTCAGACGCCTCGTCTTGAAGCCTAAGGTAAGCGGGCGAGACCTTTAACACCGCAGCGATGTCCACGATGCTCTCGCCATAGCCTCGCGTGCCAGCTTCTATGTTGCCTATGGTGCCTTGGCTCATGCCCACTCTTTGGGCCAAAGCTGCCTGGGACAAGCCTGCTGCGACGCGAAGTCGCTTGAGGCGTTCTGCTATCGATTCCATGGCGCAGATTCAATCACTTTTGTGAATCACTCAGGTGTTGACTCAATCAATCACTTGAGTGATGATTGGATGATGGACATCCTCGACACAGCAATCGCGGCCGAAGACGGCGTAGGCAGGCTGGCTGAAGCACTCGGCGTTCGTCAGAGCGTTGTGAGCAACTGGCGAAAGCGTGGCTTGCCACGTCCCTGGCGGCTGGTTCTCGGCTACCGCTACGGAGGTGCGATCGCAGCGTCGAAGGTGATTGGGCAGGCTGAGCCTCCGGTGTGTGTCGCTATGGATTCGAAAGCGACCGAGGTAGCTCATGGTTGAGCGAACGGTCCTCGAAAAAGCCCCAAACTTGGGCGGGCAGGTGCTGCGTGCGCTCGGCATCGACCCGGCAACCGTGACCAACTTCACCCTGACCTGCGTGGGCGCTGAGTTACTCGTGCTGAAGGTGGTGCGGATCCTCCGTGCCGGCGACGGCGCGGCGGTGTCGGCCCAGCTCGAGCGATTCGATGTGGTGCTGCAGCCGAAGTGCGAGCCTACCCCTGCGGCTCTGCCAGGCGCAGTGTTCGCGGTGGGTTCGCTGTCTGGAATTCCGTCAGCCATCACTGAAGCACAGGGCGGGAGGTAGTGTGATGTCAGCTGCCGCCCTGATCCTGTGCAACCCGCAACTCCTCGCGGATGCCGCTCAACAACCTGTATCGCATTTCCTGCATCAGGCCATCCGCTCCGCCCGGCGCTTTGGTATGGCGCTGGGTGCTCAGGTAGATCTCTGCTCGGCTGGCGATCATTCCGGCTTTTGTTTGGACGTACGGCAGACCGGTTCCTTGCAGTGTGGCCACCACCTTTCTGATCTTGGCCAGCAGCCCAGGATTTGCCGCCGGGTAAGCGGTAGCGAGCAGAGCATCCAGTTCGTCGCAGGCTGCGAGGGCCGTAGTCCATTTGGAGGTGGTCATGAGTGATCCTGTGCGTGTCGAACTGATGGAAGTGGTGGTGGTCTCTTTCGACCGCGTCGGTCCGGGGGATGTGTGCCAACGGCCTGTTCACCAGTACTGGTCGAAGAAGGGCAATCTCCTCGCGGAGTTCGACCATAGCTTTCACTCGCCAGACGTTGCCGCGTATGAGGTAGCGCGGTTGCGCGAGGCGCTCTCCCTGGCAGAAGCTAGTGCAAAGCTGGTGACTGCCACTGAAGACGAGGTGGCCAATGGTTGAGCCTAGCGACCTACCAGCCACCGACCGATCTTCCGCGCGTCCTACGGATGGGCTGACTCGGTGGGGCAGGTTCGACTTGGGTGGTGCTGCTGCATACGGAGCATTTGACCAACAAGTCGAGTTTATGCAGCACGCTCTTCTTGCCTCCATCAAAGCACGGCTGACACAGGAAGTGTGTGGGCTCGTCGGCGCGCTCGGTGAGTTCGGCCGCAGGGCGCAGTTGGTAGGCGAAGAACTCTCCGATCGTTCCCACTTTGGCAAGTCGGTAACGAGCCTTCTCGCTTTGCTCGCCTTCCAGTACGCGTACTCGCTCAGTAAGGGCCTGGATACGCCCGTCTTTTTCGATGACGCTGCCGAGTATCTGCGTGAGCTGCAATTGAGCTTGCACGATCTTGTCCGTGAGGTCGACCTGGATGGTCGTCGCTTTCTGGCTGTCGCGTTCCTTGAGCAGGGCCGCGCCGAGCTCCTTCGCAGCGGCGAGGGCGGTGGTGAGCGATGAAATTTCAGCAAGCATTTTTGGCCGGGCCCTGTGCTGCGAGTGGTGGGTGGTACTTCCATTCTTGCATGGGTGCTCCGGCCGCCCCTCACCCTGTCGGCGATGGCCGCCGCCGGACCTTTTCCATCGCGCACCACCGTCCACGCCGCCGGCTGGCTCGGGGTGTCGTCTCCCATCCCTGCAATGCCTGCCGCGTGAAACAAGGCGCGCGGCTGTTGGGCCGGCGGGGTGGTGCGCGGGTTTTCTTCAGCGGGCCGGCTCTGGCCGCTGGATGCCACGGCGCCGATCACTGCGCCACCTTGGCGTGCAGTGCGCGCAGGGCGGCCACTTCGATAGGCGGCACGCTGCCGGTGGCCCGCATGCGGTCGGTGCAGGTGGTGAGCCAGCGGTCGAGCGCGTCGGCGTCCAGCGTGCCCTGGGCGTCCATCACAAAGATCAGTTGTTGCACCAGCAGCTCCAGCGCGGCAACGCGGTGGGTGAGTGCCTGGGTTGCAGTGTTTTCAGCGGCCGCCGTTGCGCGGCAGGGGGTGTGATTCGTCATGTCGGTAACTGTCTCAATTCCGGCCGGCATCGGCTATGGCGCCGATGAGGCCTTGGGCTCCAGGCGCCCGGCGCACGACGTGGCCCTGGCGGCCTATCACCTGGCGCACAGCTTTCCGGGCGGCATCGCCGCGCTGGCGCTGCGCATGGGCGTGTCTTCGAACACGCTGACGCACAAGGTCAACCCGAACACCGCCACGCACCGCCTGACGCTGAATGAGGCGGTGGATATGCAGGTGGCCAGCGGCAACGCGGCCATCCTGCATGCCATGGCCCAGGCGCTGGGGTACGTGGTCCACAAGGCCACGCCCGACCAGGCCGGCGGCAATCCGACCGAGGCGCTGGTGCTGGCGAGCGTGCAGTGGGCCGACCTAATGCGCGCAGCGGGCGAGCCGATAGCGAAGATGGCGGCCGACCCGGGCCAGCAGACCACGGGGAACGAGATTCGCCGCGTCGAGTATCACGCGCAGGAGGTGCATGCAGCGGTGGGCCACCTGCTGGCCACGCTGCGCGGCCGCATGCGGGCAGCGCCAGGAGGTGACGCATGCTGAGGCTGGGCGCCCAGGTGACCGGGCTGGAGAAAGTGCGCGCCGAAATGGCCCGCCTGGGTGGGCCGCAGCTGCGCGGTGCCATGGCGAAGGCGCTGACGGACACGGGTTTTCAGGTTCGGCGCCAGATGCAGCAGCAGATGGCGCAGAAGTTCGACCGGCCCACGCCGTTCATCACCCGGGCGCCGAAGGTGTTCCCGGCCACGCCGGACAACCTGGCGGTGACGGTGGCGCCCACCTATCGAAGTGAGCTGGGCACGGTCGGCGGAAAGATAGGCGTGGACCCACAGCAGGTGCTGCAAGCGCAGGAGCTGGGCGGCCAGCGGCGCGACAAGCGCAGCGAGGTGGCGCTGGCGCGGGTGGGTATCCTGCCCCGAGGCATGCAGCTGGCGATTCCTGCCACGCCATTTCCCGGCAGCGCGGATGCGTACGGCAACCTGCGGGGGCCGTTCCTTGTGCAGCTCATCAGCTACTTCCAGGCCTTCGGCGAGCAGGGCTACCGGGCCAACATGACCGACCGCACGCGGGGCAACCTGGCCCGGGGCGGTACGGCGTCGCGCCTGGCGAAGGTGGCGGGCCCCACGCTGGGCCGCCGTTACTTCGTGTCCTACGGCAAGGCGCGCGGCGGTGCCCGGGTGACCCGCAAGGGAGAGCCGGACCAGCGGGCCAGCAATCTGCCGGCGGGGATCTGGGCTGTGCTGGGTGCCTCGGGCGCGGTGGTGAAGCCGGTGGTGATGTTCGTGCTCCGCGGCACCTACAAGCCGCGCCTCGACTTCAAGTCGTTGGGCGAGAGCCAGGCCACGCAGGAATACCTGGCGCAGCGCATGCGCAAGCACATCCGTGATGCGGCGGGGGTGTAAGCCATGAACCACTACCCCCACCACATCGGCGACTTCAACAACGCGACCCGCCATCTAACGTTCGTTGAACGGGCGTTGTACCGGGAACTGCTGGATCTGTATTACGACACCGAACGGCCGTTGAACGCCGATGCAACGAAGCTGGCGCGCCGCGTGTTGGCGAACACCGACGAGCAGCGCGAGGCGTTGCAGACGGTGCTGGAAGAGTTCTTCGACCTGCGCGAGACGGGCTGGCACAACGACCGGTGCGACCGCGAGATCGATGCGTTCCATGAAAAACAAGAGCAGCAAAGCCGCGCCGGGCGTGCCTCTGCAGCCAAACGCAGGGGCAAATCAGGGCAGGGCGAGGGCGGCGACTCTGGTACTGGTGAAGGTGGGCGGGCGACCGGTGCGCGTTCGAACGGAAAGGCATCGACCGCGCAACGCCCGTTGAACGACCGTTCAACCAACCAGAACCAGAACCAGAACCAAGAAGAAGAAAAGAAGGCTTCGCCTTCCAAAAGCCGCGACGGCGATGCAGCGGCTTTGGTGACCGATGCGGTGGTCAAGGCCGATGCCGGCACGGTGCCAGCCACGCCCGCCGCCTGGTCGGTGGTGTTCGCTGACGAGTTCGGCGTCGAGGTCTCGCCCGGCGACATGAACGCCCGCAGGAAGTTCTGGCCGCTGGCTGCCGGCTGGGTGCAAAAGGATCTGACGGTCGGCCAGATGCGGGCAGCGGTGATGCGAGCGCAGGCCGAGGCGACGGAGGTGATCGTCTACCTGCCGGCCTACGTCGACAGGGTGCTGGCGTCGATCTCATCGGGCGCTGCCACCGAGTCGCGGCAGGAGGCAGCAGCTCGGGCCCGGATGCAGGAGGCGGCGCCGCTCGCTGCCTCGCGCGGCCCGGCCAGCGCTGCCCCGCCTGCGGCGGAGGGATACACGTTTTTCCAAAGGGCCGCGGAGAGCCAGAGCCGCGCGCTGGAGGTGATGCAATGACGCACGAAGACTTCGTGGTGCAGATTCATTCGGCCCTGGCCGTGCGGTATGGGCGACGGTGGCTTGCCATGTGGGCAGGCCTGGACATGGAGCTGGTGCGGGCCGACTGGCGCCGCCAGCTGCGGGACTACGCACACAGCCCGTCGAGCGTGATGCACGCGCTGGACAACCTGCCCGACCAGGTGCCGACGGCCAACGACTTCCGCCACCTCTGCGCAGCAGGCCCACGGCCCGCCTACCAGCCGCTGCCCGCGCCTGCCACCAGCGCGCAGGGCAAAGCCGCGATGCGTGATCTGCTGGACCGGCTGCGAGGGCAGGGCGGCATTGGTGTGCGCGGCCGAGGCTGGGCCGAGGCGGTGATGACGCGCAGCGCCCGGGGCGAGCAGGTGTCGCCTACCGTCCGGGCCATGGCGGCTGGCGCACGTCGGGTGACCGATAGTGAGGTGCCTCGATGACTTCGAAGAATGTTGCCATTTCACAACGGTTTCGGGTGGGTGTTGCATGGATGCAACATCGAAACGGGTCCTCCCCCCGACCTCTGCGTGCGGGTAATTCGAGCCGCGATGTCCAACTGTTCACGAACCATCCTAAGGGGGTTAAGTGAAGGTGCTGCCTCATTTGGACGCTATCATTTCGCAAGCAGAGTTTGCGCAGATGGTGGGGGTCAGCGAAGCCCGCGTGTCGCAGCTCATCAGCGACGGCGTGATGGTGCGCGGCGACACCGCGCATGCGTGGCTGGTCGGTTACTGCGAGCGCCTACGCGACCAAGCGGCCGGGCGCCTCGGCGATAGCCTCGGGCTGGATCTGGTGCAGGAGCGCGCCGCCCTAGCCCGGGAGCAGCGCATCGGCCAGGAGATCAAGAACGCCGTGGCGCGCAAGGAATACGCGCCGGTCGGGCTGCTGGCCGACGTGCTCGGCCAAGCCGGCAGCGCCGTGGTCGATTGCTTCGAGCAGCTGGAGGGCCTGCTGAAGAAGGCGTGCCCCGACCTGCCCGACGAGGCGAAGACCACGGTGATGGCCGTCCTCGCCAAGGCGCGCAACCAGTGGATCGCCGGCACCGACCGGCTGGTGTCCGACGCCATCGACGCCCTGGCCCAGGACGATGGCCTGGGCGACGACGCGCCCGCCTTCACGGAGTCGGACGCGCCATGACGACCATGCCGCCGACACTGCACCGGGAAACCGCCGAGGCCATCAAGGCCGCCGTGCGCATGGGCATGGACAGCCTGCGCGCCGAGCCACCCCAGCGGCTGGGCGACTGGGCCCGCGACCACTTCAAGCTGGCCGGCGAGAGCAGCCACCAGAAAGGCGACTGGCACGCCTGGCCGTTCCAGGTCGGCATCCTCGACTTCATGAGCGATGACCGGATCGAAGATCTGTACGTCATGAAAGCCAAGCGCGTGGGCTACACGAAGATGGTCACCGCCTTCGTCGCCTACAACATCGCCCACCGCCGGCGCAAGCAGGCGCTCTGGCAGCCCACCGACGACGACCGCGACAGCTACGTCAAGAGCGAGATCGACCCGCTGCTCGACCCACTCACAGGCGTGGCCGCGATCCACAAGGCGCGCAAGCAGGGCAAGGGCATCGAAGAGACCATCAAGTTCAAGCCCTTCCGCGACAGCGTGCTGCACCTGCTGGGTGGCAAGGCCGCACGGGCCTACCGCCGGATCACGGTGGCCGTGGCCATCCTCGACGAGTGGTCTGCTTTCGACCAGCAGATCGAGAAGTCTGGCGACCCGGGCGGCCTGGCAAAGGGCCGCCTCGAGGGCGCCCCTTACCCGAAGTTCGTGGGCGGCTCCACGCCGCGCCTGAAAGGCCTGTGCCACGTCGAGACCGCCTGCGGCAACGCCGATGGCATGGTGCGCTTCCACATCGACTGCCCGCATTGCGGCAACGACCATCCCCTGATCTGGGGCGGCAAGAAACTGGCCCACGGCTTCAAATGGACGCGCGGCCAGCCCGAGACGGTGCACCACGTCTGCCCGCACTGCCGCCAGTCCATCACCCAGGCCGACTACCTCAAGGGTGGCGAGCCCATGCCAGGCGCCTGGGTCTGCGACAAGACGGCGAAGCGCATGGGGCAGGACCGGGTGTGGCGCGACGGCAAGGGCATGCCCTGCAGCCCGCCGCGCCGTCTGGGCGTGCATGTCTGGACGGCCTACAGCCCGCAGCGCGCCTGGTCGGACATCGTCACCGAATTCGAAAACGCCCTGAAGGCGTACGAGGCCGGCAACGTCGGGCCCATGCAGGCCTTCGTCAACGAGACGCTGGGCGAGACCTGGGAGCTGGCCGGCGAGCGCACCGACGAGCATGCCCTGCAGGCCCGCGCCGAACCCTACAAGCTGTGCACCGTGCCCAAGGGAGGCCTGGTGCTGACCGCCGGCGTCGACGTGCAGCGCAACCGCTGGGAAATCACCGTCTACGCCTGGGGCCGTGGCATGGAGTCCTGGGTCATCGACGCCACCGTGATCGAGGGCAACCCGGCCGTCGACGAAGAATGGGATGCCGTCACCCAGCAGCTGCAGCGCCGGTACGCCCAGGAATGGCACGGCGGCAGCCTGGGCCTGAGCGCGATCAGCATCGACTCGTCCGACCAGACCCAGGCCGTCTACAACTGGGTGGCCAAGGCCCAGCATGTGCTGCCGCAGCTGCGCTCCATCAAGGGCGATGGCAACGAGGCCGTCAACATCCTGGGCGCCAGCAGCCTGCAGGAGGTGAACTGGCGCGGCAAGAAGGTCAACCGCGGCATCAAGCTCTGGCGCGTCGGCGTCGATGCCGCCAAGGACCTGCTGCTGGGCCAGCTCGCCATCGAGAACCCCGGCCCCGGCTACGTGCACTTCAGCGACGAGCTGCCCCGCGAGTTCTTCGAGCAGCTGACTGCCGAGCAGCGCGTGCTGGCCAAGGTCAACGGCCGCGACGCCTTCCGCTGGATCAAGCGGCGCCTGCGCAACGAGCAGCTCGACAACCGCAACTACGCCCTGCATGCCGCCTACGGCCTGGGCCTGCACAAGCACACCGACGAGAAATGGGCTCGCCTCGAGGCCTCGGTGCAGCCGCCCGTGGACCTGTTCAGCGCCGCGGCCGACATGCCCGCAGTGCGCACCTCTGATCAGGCCGCACCGCCGCACCTCGTGCCTGAAGCCATGCCCGCGCCGCCACCCGTCCACACCCCCTATCGATCATCTTTCGCGTCCGAAGAATGGAGCAGCAGCCTATGACCCCTATCCACTTTGATGACCTGCAGGGCACGCCTCAGAGTCCAGCCCAGGCAGAAGATGCCGCCATTCAGCTCGAGCGAGAGTTCCTCGCCATCGTGCGCCAGGAGATTGGCATGCACGACCGGCTGGCCAGCGTCTTCGCCCAGGCGCTGGTCAGCGGTCTGCGCAGCCGCATGGGCGGGCAGGAGCTGTACATCCCGGCGCCCGACCGCAGCGAACGCGACGCCGCCATCCGGCGCGAGTTCAACGGCTGCAACATGGACGAGGTGATGCGCAAGCACGGCCTGAGCCGCACGCGGATCTACGAGATCTGCGGCGCTATATCGCGCCAGGGTGTGAAGAATCCGCCTTTTCCCCTAGAAACCGGACAGCGCTCCGCGTAGGGTGCCGCGCATGACTGTCGCAACTGAAATGGTGGCCAAGTACCTGGACGCCGAAACCAACCTCCTGCTCGGCAAAACGGTCTCCTTCGGAGGCCGCACCCTCACCGTCGAAAACCTCTCCGAGATCCGCAAGGGCCGGCAGGAATGGGAACGCCGGGCGGCGGCCGAGTCCAGCGCCGGCCCATCGATGGGAGGCCTCGGCTTTTCCGTGGCCCGCTTCGACGGCCTGGACCGCTGAGCCGGGCCCATTCACCAACACCGCAGGCCTTACCCCATGAACATCGTCGATCGCCTCGTTGCCTGGGCCAATCCCGTGCAAGGGCTCCGCCGCGCCCACGCCCGGCACACCCTGGCCCACTACGAAGGTGCCAAGCCTAACCGCCAGCGCAAAAACCGCACCGACAACAGCAGCCCGAACACGCTGGTGGGATCTAGCGCCGCAGCCTTGCGTGCCCACGCCCGGTATCTCGAGCGCAACCACGACCTGTCTCGTGGCGCGCTGCGGGTGCTGGTGAACAACGTGGTGGGACCCACAGGCATCGGCATCGAGCCGCAGCCGCGCCGCGCCGACGGCACCATCCATGCCGAGTACGCTGCCGCGCTGCGCGAGGCCTGGCGCGACTGGCAGCGCAAGCCCGAGGTGACCGGCCGGTACCGGTGGCCGCTGGCCCAGCGGCTTATGGCCTACACCTGGCTGCGTGACGGCGAGGCCTTTGCCCAGGAGCTCGTCGGGCCGGTGCCTTACTTGCAGCATGGCACTCGCGTGCCTTACTCCCTCGAGCTCTTCGAGCCCGACCTGGTGCCGCTCGACTATGACGACGTGTCGAAGGGCATCCGCCAGGGCATCCAGTCCAACGCCTGGGGCCAGGCCACCGGCTACCTGGTCTACAAGGGCGACCCACGCGACTTCATGGTGCTGCGCGACCAGGGCGCCCTGAAGACGATCCCCGCTGAGCGGGTGCTGCACATGGCGACCCTCGACCGGCTGCACCAGCAGCGCGGCGTTTCGGAATTTGCCAGCGTCATCACCCGGCTGGAGGATCTCAAGGACTACGAAGAAAGCGAGCGTGTCGCCGCGAAGGTCGCGGCCTCGATGACGGCCTTCGTCAAGCGCAATGAACCCAACGGCTATGAAGGCGCCGGTCCCACACCGCAACGCGATGCCGATGGCAACCCGCTGCCCCGCGATCTCCGCATGCAGCCCGGCATGGTCATCGACACCCTGCAGGTCGGCGAAGAGATCGGCATGATCGACAGCAACCGGCCCAATCCCAACCTGGTGACCTGGCGGTCGGGCCAGCTGCGGGCGTTCGCTGCCGGCATCGGTGCCAGCTACTCCAGTGTCAGCCGCGACTACAACGGCACCTACAGCGCGCAGCGGCAGGAGCTGGTCGAGCAGTGGGTGCACTACGCTGTGCTGGCCGACGAGTTCGTCGGCATGTTCGTGCAGCCGGTCTGGGAGTCGTTCGTGCAGGCCGCTCACCTGGGCGGCATCGTCCGCATGCCAGCCGACCTGCGCGAGGGCAGCGCAGACGATGCGCTCTTCGTCGGCCAGTCCATGCCGTGGATCAACCCCGTGCACGAAGCCAACGCGTGGGAGACGCTGGTAAAGGCCGGGTTCGCGAGCGAGGTCGAGGTGATCCGCCGCCGAGGTGGCAACCCGCGCGACGTGCTGGAGCAGGTGGAGTCGTTCCGCCGCGAAGCCGCCGAGAAGGAGCTCGTGTTCTCCAGCAACGCAGCCACGCAGGGCGGGGTGGGCTTCGGTACCGCCGCAGAGGCCGGCGCCGATGACGATGAGCTGCCGCGTCGCGGCGGCAGCGCTCGCGAGGAAGAAGAATCGGGCGGCGCGTGAAGATAGTCCGGTTTCTTGGGTAGAAACCGGACAGGCAAATCCAGACACTGAGGGCTCTCCATTCGAGAGCCCTCAGCACATGTCAAAGCCCGCACAACCCTGGTACGCCATCCGCCGCAAGAACGCCATCGCAGCCGCTGCCATCGGTGTGGCGGCCGCCGCCGAGATCCTGATCTACGGCGACATCGGCGAAAGCTGGTACGAAGAAACCACCAGCGCCAACAGCTTCGTGCGAGAGCTCTCCGAGCTGGACGTCGATGCCATCACGGTGCGCATCAACAGCCTGGGTGGCAGCGTGCCCGATGGCATGGCCATCTACAACGCCATGAAGCGCCACCGCGCCACCATCACCGTCGAGGTGGACGGCATCGCCTACAGCATAGCCAGCCTGATCGCCATGGGCGGTGACATCGTGCACATGGCCAGCAACGCGCTGCTGATGATCCACGCGCCCTGGACGGTGGCCTACGGCAACAGCGCCGAACTGCGCGAACTGGCCGACCAGCTCGACACCTGGGCCGCCGCCATGTCCACCAGCTATGCCGCGCGCTCGGGCGACCAGCCCGCGGCGCTGGCTCTGCTGACCGACGGCAAGGACCACTTTTTCACGGCGCAGGAAGCGCTCGATGCCAAGTTCATCGACGCCATCACCGACGCCAACCCCGTCGCCGCGTCCGCCGCCCGCGACATGCCCATTTCCCGCTACCGCTCACTGCCCGCGGCGCAAGCCCAGGCCGGTGGCACTCCCGCGGCCGCCGCCGCACCTTCCGCTGAAGAGGACTCCATGAAGAAATTCCGTACCCATGTGCTGCAGAACGCCGTCGGCGCTGCTGGTGCAGTGGCAGGCGGTGGCGGAAGCGCCGCCGCGCCTGCTGCTCCCGCCGTCGATGCTGCCGCTGTGCTGGCCGCAGACCAGACGCGTCGCAACGGCATCGCCGCCAGCTTCCGCGCGTTCACCGACCGCCCTGGCGTCGGCGAGCTGATGGCGCGCCTGCAGAACGACCACAGCGTCACCGTCGAAGCGGCTGGCGCGCAGCTGCTGGCTCATCTGGCAACCGGTGCCGGTCCCGTCGCGGGCGGCCACGTGGTCACCACCGTGGAAGACGAAGCCGACAAGCACCGCCGTGCGGCCGAGGGCGCGCTGATGGCCCGCGCAGGCCTGGCGAAGGCGGAAGGTGCCAACCCCTTCCGGGGCTACACCCTGTCCGAACTGGCCCGCGCCAGCCTGACGCGCGCTGGCTTGAAGTCCGAAGGCATGGACAAGATGACCTTCATCGGCGCCGCCTTCACCCACAGCACCAGCGACTTCCCCGGCCTGCTGGCCAACGTCGCCAACAAGGCGCTGCTGACCGGCTACCAGGAGGCAGAAGAAACCTTCCAGCTCTGGACCCGCGCCGGCACGCTGCCCGACTTCAAGCCCGGCAGCCGTGTGGACCTGAACATGTTCCCGAGCCTGCGCAAGGTCGCCGAGGGCGCCGAGTACAAGTACGCCACGGTAGGCGAGCGCGGCGCGCCCGTGGTGCTGGCCACCTACGGCGAGCTGTTCTCCATCACCCGCCAGGCCATCATCAACGACGACCTCGACGCCTTCACCCGCGTGCCGCGCATCATGGGCCGCGCTGCCATCCGCACCGTGGGCGACCTGGCGTACGCCATTCTCACGGGCAACCCGGTCATGGCCGACGGCAAGACGCTGTTCCATGCGGACCACGGCAACTTGCTGGCAGCCGCTCCCATCACCACCGCCAGCGTGGACGCCATGCAATCCGCCATGGCGCTGCAGAAGCAGGGCCAGGCCATCCTGAACATCGGCATGAAGTACCTGCTGGTGCCGCGTGCACTGCGCGGCGTGGCCAACGTGGTGCGCGCCAGCGAGTTCGAAGTCGGCTCGACCAAGAACAACACCATCCCCAACAGCGTGCGCGACACGTTCGAGGTCATCAGCGATGCCCGCCTGGACGCCGCCTCCAGCACGGCCTGGTACGGCGCGGGTGGCGCGCAGATGCATGACACCGTGGAGGTCAACTACCTCGACGGCAACGACCAGCCCTACCTGGAACAGCGCCAGGGCTGGAATGTGGACGGCACCGAATTCAAGGTGCGCATCGACGCCGGCGTCAGCGCCCTCGACTGGAAGGCGCTGGCCAAGAACCCCGGCGCCTGATCGGCGGCATGTGACAGGGCAGGGCGCCACCGCGCCCGCCCGCACCCCACACCTTCAATCTTCTAGGAACCGTCATCATGAAAAACTTCGTTCAGATCGGCGACGTGCTCGACTTCACGCCCGCCGCGGCCGTAGTCAGCGGCGCGGTCGCCGTGATCGGCGCGCGCGTCGGCATCGTCGTGGCCGACATCCCCGCCAACACCCTCGGCGCGCTGCGCGTCAAGGGGGTGGTGGAACTGGCCAAGCTCGGCACCGACGTGGTCGCCCAGGGCGCGCTGCTGTACTGGGACGCCACCAACTCCCGCCTGACCACCACCGCCAGCGGCAACGTCCTGGCCGGCTACGCCGCCAAGCCTGCGGGCAACGGCGTCAGCACGGTGTGGTTGCACCTCAACGCTTGAGCGACGCACGGCCATGTCCCTCGCTCCCTTCGCTGCCATCGAAGCCCGCGTCAACGGTGTCGCGTTCGCGCGTCTTGCCAATGCTCAGGTAAGCATCGCAGGCGGCCCCGCGTTCGGCGGCATCTTCGAGGATGCCTACGCCACGGGCGCGGTAGGAGCGCTGGGGATGGCGTCCACGCAGCCGGTGGTGGTGGCTCCGATGGCACTGGTGCCGCATGAATCCGTTGGCATGCAGCTAGTGGTCAACGGCACGTCCTACGTCATCGGCGCAGCAGAGCCGGATGGAGCCGGTGCCATGCGCCTGCTGCTGGAGAACGTGCTGTGAGTTCGCTCAATGTCGCCATCAGCGCAACGATGCTGGCCCTTGCCGGCATCTCGCCACAAGTGTCGCGCCTGCGCCTGCGTCCCATCCAGTCGGGTCAGAACACGGCCGTGGTGGTGAAGCCCGTGCAGACGGAGGTCGGCGAGTCGGATATGGCCGGTCTGCCGGTCGAGTACGGCTCGCAGATCGGCATTGAGTGCTACGGGCGCGCCACGGCTGCCGAGACCACCGACGTCGTTGTCGACTCTCTTGCCGAATCCGTGATCGCCCGCTTGCTGGCCGACCCAACTCTCGGCGGCGCGGTCAGCCATCTGCGTTTCGTCGGCGCCTCCTATGACTTCGACATCGACGCCGAAGCCACGGGGTGCGCCACCCTGATTTTCATCGCCCGGCATCGCACCGCCGGCACCCATTTTTAACTGGAGCTCACCATGGCTTACTACTTCCCCGAGGGTTCGCGCTTTCAATTCGCCACTGTGTTTGAAACGGCCAAGGGCGTCTCCGCAGTGACCAACACCAACCCGGCCCAGGCCAGCAGCAATGCCCACGGTTACGCCCAGAACGATGAGCTCCTTTTCACCAGTGGCTGGGAAGACGCATCGGACACCATCTGGCGTGCAGGCGCCGTTGCCGCCAACACGGTGGACATCAAAGGCCTGAACGCGTCCAGCACCAACATGTTCCCAGCGGGTGGTGGCACGGGCACCCTGCAGAAGGTGGGCGGCTGGGTCGAGATCCCTCAGGTCCTGAACATTCAGGGCAACGGTGGCGATCCGAAGTTCAACACCGTTGACCCTCTGTCGCGCCGCAACGCGATCAACGTGCCTGTGGGTTTCAACCCGATGTCGCTGACCTTGACGCTGGGTCACGATGCCAGCCTGCCGGCGTACCAGCAGATGCTCGACGTCAGCCGGGTGCTGGGCCGGGTGGGCTTCAAGATCATCATTTCCGGCGGCGCCGTTGGCTACGGCTACGGCTACATGGCCGTCTCGGAAATGCCCAACCTCACCAAGGGCCAGGCCAATTCCGTGCCTTGCAGCATCAGCTTGCTGGGCCGCTTCATCACTTACGCAGGCGCGTAAGCCTCCAACCATCTCCATCGGTTTTGTGCGTGGCACGGCGTGCTCTAGAGCGCGCCGGCCTGTCTTTGCCCGAGCGGGCAGCCACGCACTCCTGCATTCCTCGGGCCCATCACACATTCATCGGGTAACAACATGGCAATCAAGATCGTCGTCGCCAACAAGGTCACATTCAAGGTGCGCGGCACCATCAACGGGGAAGACGGCCGGCCTGAGTCGTTCGACTTCAAGATCAAGTGCCAGCGCCTGGAGCAAGACGCCTTCCGCGACCTGCTGCAGGAGAGCAACGGCCAGCCCATCGTCGATTTCCTGGCCAGCGTCACGGAAGACTGGGACGGCGTGCGCGACGAGGACAACAAGCCGGTGCCGTACAGCGAAGAGGCATTGCGCCAGCTGTGCCGCATCCAGGGCGTGGGCCACGTCATCTTCGCAGCGTACGTGAACGAAGCGGGCGCCAAGCCAAAAAACTAGCCCAGGTCGCCCGCAGCGTCATCGAGCTGAGCCATGCACCCACGCAGTCCTTCGCGCAGAACGCAGCGTCGCCCTGGGCCGCTGCGGTTGCTTCTGCGCAGTCAGCCGAGGCTGACTGCGGCGATGGCGACCCCGATGACGACGAAGGCGACCCCGTCTACCTGTGGCCCGACTGCGTTGACGCGTGGGCCCACTGGCAAGGCCTGCGCACCCAGTGGCGCACCGGCATGGCGGGTACCACCGGCCTCGACTACGCCGGCGTGCGCGCCTATCTCGACGAACAGTGCATTGAGCCGGGCGACGAGCGGCGCGAACTCTTCGACTGCATTCGCGCAGCCGAAGCCGCCAGCCTGGAAGCCTGGGAAGAGCGCCGCGCAGCCGACGAGCGGCGGCGCGAACAGCAGAAATAGGGCAGGTACCACCGCATGACCCCCATCGGCATTCGGCTCAGCCTCAACGGCGAGCGCGAGGTAGAAACCGGCCTGCGCCGCGTCAGCGGTGCCATGGACACGGTCGGCGATTCGGCCAGTGTGTTGCAGCGCGCGGTGGGCGGCCTTGGGGCGGCCTTTGCCGGCGCCATCAGCGTGCGCGAATTCGTGCAGGCCGCCGACGCCGTCACCGGTCTGCAGAACCAGCTGAAGCTGGCGACGGGTGGGGCGCAGCAGGCTGCGGCTGCCTACACCGCGCTGTACGACATCGCGCAGCGCTCCCGCACCGGCTTCATCGAACTGGGCACCACCTTTGCCAGCATCAGCACTGCGGCCGCCGATCTCGGCGTCAGCCAGCAGAGGCTGCTCACCGTGACGGAAGCCATCGGCAACGCCGTGACCATCAGCGGCACCGGCGCGCAGGCGGCGCAGGCCGCGCTGGTGCAGCTGGGCCAGGGCCTGGCCAGCGGCACCCTGCGAGGTGAAGAGCTGAATTCGGTGATGGAGCAGACGCCCCGCCTCGCGAAGGCGCTGGCGGATGGCCTGGGCATCAGCCGAGGTGAGCTGCGCGCATTGGGCGCGCAGGGCGAAATCACGGCCGAGCAGGTGATCAAGGCGCTGGAGTCGCAGGCAGGGGCGCTTCGCACCGAGGTCGAGGGCGCGGTGATGACCGTAGGCCAGGCCTTCACCAACCTGAAAAACTCTTCGGTCCGGGCTGTCGGAGATATCGATGCGGCGACCGGCGCCACGGCGTTGTTCGCAGGTGCCATCGGCGACGTGACGGCAGGCATCGACGCCCTGCGTGAGAACACGGGCGTTTTCGAAATCCTGCGGACAGCGGGAGAGACGCTGCGGGTGCTTTACAACGATATCGCGTTCGTTTTCGCTGCGATGGGTCGTGAACTTGGCGGCATCGCGGCTCAGGCGGCAGCCATCGCTCGTCTGGACTTTAGGGGCGCAGGCGTCATTCGCCAGGAACTGATTGCAGACGGGGTGGCTGCTCGCGCGCGGCTGGATGCAGCTCAGGGCAACATCTTGAAGCGGCCAGAGGTGTCCGGTGAGGTGGTGGACACCTCGGCTGAAGACGCGCGACTCGCTCGGATGACGAGGGAGAAACGCGATCAGATCAAGGCGGACAAGGAAATTGCTGAGATCACCCGCGAGCTTTCCGGTGTCAACAAGGACTACCTGCCCACGCTCACCAAGTTGCACAAGCAGTATGAGGATGGGCGGCTTACCCTGACGGAATACCAGCGGCTCGTCGGTGAGCTCGCGAAGAAGAATTACAAAAAGGACGATGGCGCCGCCAAGGCGCTGAAAGAGGAACAGAACGCTTACGAAGGTCTGATAACGTCGATCAGGGTCAAGATCGCGCAGGAAAAGGCGGAGCTGAACGGCGCTGCGAGGCTCGCCGAGAGCGACCGCATCCGCATCAAGATGGTGGAGGAGCTGGCCACCGGCAAGCTCAAGCTCACGGCCGCAGACAAAGCGCGCGTCAATGCTGCCATCGACGAGTTGGCGGTGCTGGAGCGCCAGCAGAGGCTGTTGGCGACCGAGCGCGTCTACATGGAGCAGCGCGCCGAGATCCAGGCGGAGGTGAATGCGGCTTACGTGGAGGAAAGTCGCCTGCGCGAGGCGGGGCGCCAGGGCGTCATCGACTACGTCAAAGGTATCGAGGAATCTAATCAGGCATTGGAATTCGAGCTGTCGCTGATGGGCCTGTCGCAGCAATCTCGCGAGACCGCGCTCGAGCAGTACCGCATTGAGCTGGATTTGAAGCGCCGCATCCGTGAAGTGAACACGAATAGCGGCTTCAACCAGGATCAGCGCAACGAAGAGATTGCCAAACTCACCGCAGCGGCCGCCATCGCCAAGGCCAACGCCAGCAGCAAGGTCTTCCTCCAGGAGTGGCAGCAGTCCGTCAAGCAGTACGACGACATCTTCCGCCAAGGCTTCGCCGACATGCTCAACAACGGGCAGGCCGGCTGGAAGAGCTTCACGCGCTCGCTGGTGACCACGTTCAAAACCACGGTGGCGGACCAGATCTACAAGATGTTCCTGCAGCCGTTCGTGGTGCGGGTGGTGGGCCAGTTCATGGGCATGTCGGGCGGCGGCGGCATGCTGGGCGCGCTGGGGGGCGGAGGCGGCGGCGTCGGAGACATGGTGTCGGGCGCCTCCAGCCTCATCCGCAACGGCTTGAACGTTGCGGGCATGGGGGGCAACAGCCTCATGGGCCTGGCCGACATGGCCTATAAATACGGCCTCGAAAACGTCGGCCAGATGGTCGATTCGTTTCGCTACGGAATGATGGACGCGAGCACCTGGTCCGGGTTCCAGGGCGCGTTCGAAGCTGGTGGCGCACAGTTCGCTGGCGCCATCGCAGGTTCCGTGCTGAACGGTTTCAGCGGCTACGGCATCAGCAAGCTCATCAGCAACGGCTACCAGGTCAATCCCTGGATGGACCGCATCGGCGGCATCGCCTCGGCCATCCCCGGCATCGGTCCCATCGCGGGCGTCATCACCGGCGCCATCAACCGCCTCTTCGGCCGCAAGCTGAAGGACATGGGCATCGAGGGTGAGTTCGGCGGCGAGAGCGGCTTCGAGGGGCGCACCTACCAGTTCTACAAGGGCGGTCTGTTCCGTTCGAACAAGACCAAGTACGGCGAGCTGGACGAAGAGCTGCGCGCGGCGTTGGGCGACCAGTTCAACACGATGCGCGTGGGCACGGCCGCGATGGCCGAAGTGCTGGGCCTGGGCACCGACGCGATCGACAATTTCACCGCATCGATCAAGGTCAGCTTCAACGGCCTGGACGAAGCGGGCATCCAGAAGGCGCTGAAGGAAGAGCTGGACAAGGTGGCCGAAACGCTGGCGTCGGCCACGCTGGGGACCACGGAATACACCCGCGCGGGCGAATCCTCCGTCGAGGCGCTTACCCGCCTGTCGGGCAGCCTGACGGCGGTCAACAGCGTTTTCGAGAATCTCGGCGTCACGCTGTACCAGTCCAGTCTGGCCGGGGCAGACATGGCCAGCAGCCTGGTCGATCTGTTCGGCGGGGCCGACAAGTTCGGCGCCGCGGCCGGCACCTACTTCCAGAATTTCTATAGCCAGGACGAGCAGCGTGAAGCGATGCGCCGCCAGCTGGAGAAGCAGCTGGGCACACTGAACGTCAAGCTGCCCGACATCGACGCCACCGACGCCCGGGCCCAGTACCGCGCGCTGGTCAACGCCGCCCTGGAAGACCAGAGCGAGCAGGGCCGCAAACTCGCTGCCATGCTGCTGCAGCTGGCCGGCAGTTTCGCGGCCATCACGCCGGCAGCGGAAGACGCCGACGAGCGGATCCGCCGCGTGGCCGAGCAGCGCGCCACCCTCGACGAGCGCATGCTGGCCGCCCAGGGCAATGACCGGGGCGTGCTGGACCTGCGCCGCAAGCAGGAGTACGACGCGCTCTACAAGCTCGACCCGGCCCTGGCGAAGCTGGTGGCGCAGATCTATGCGCTGGAAGACGCATCGGCCATCGCCGCGAAAAAGCTCGACCTGGACCAGCGCCTGCTGGTGGCCCAGGGCGACGACCGAGGCGCGCTGGACCTGCGCCGCAAGCAGGAATACGACGCGCTCTACAAGCTCGATCCCGAGCTCGCCAAGCTGATCGCGAAGATCTACGCGCTCGAGGATGCCGCCGCCATTGCCTCCAAGCAATTCGACGTCGAACAGCGCCTGCTGATCGCCCAGGGCCGCACCCGTGAGGCGCTCGACCTGCGCCGCAAGCAGGAGTACGACGCCCTCTACAAACTCGACCCTGCGCTCGCCAAGATGATCGCCAAGGTCTGGGAGCTGGAAGACGCCGCCCAGGCTGTGGCCGATGCGCAGACGGCCCGCGGCAACGCCATGCGCGACTTGGCCGACGCCATGGGCCGGCAGCGTGAGATCTGGGAAGGCCAGCTCGAAGCCATCGACACCCAGCGCCAGGTGCAGCAGGAGGCGCTCGGCCTCATCACCGGCATCTTCGAGCTGGTGCGCAGCAACGCCCGCGAGCTGTACGGCGAGGTGCAATCCACCGCCGCTATGCAGGCCGCGCAGGGCAACGCGTTCATCGCCCAGGCGCTGGCCACCGCGCAGCGCACCGGCTACCTGCCTGAGCAGGAGGCCCTGCAGCAGGCCATCACCGGCGCGCGCGCAGGCCTGGGCGCCACCCAGTACAGCAGCCAGGTGGATGCCGACTTCGCCCGCCTGGTGCTGGCCGGCCAGCTCAAGGCGCTGGAAGAGATCGCTGGCCCGCAGAAGACGGCCGCCCAGCAGCAGCTGGACGCCCTGGACAGCCAGACCGACGCCATCAACAAGCTGATCAAGGACCAGCAGAAGGAATACGACCTGATCCAGCGCCAGGTCGATATCGCCAACGGCACCTACAACGCCGCGATCACGGTTGCGCAGGCGCTGGCCAACATCTACGCGCTGCTGTCCGGCAACACGCCCGGCACGGCGACCAGCGGCACGGGCGCGACCGGCACCTCGGGTGACCAGCCTGTTTTTGGTGGCACCGCTACCAGCAAGGGCACCGGCACCACGCCCTACGTGCCCCCTGCCTATGTGGCGCCCACGGGCGGCACGGCCTGGGGCGGCTCCATGGGCCCGGGCTCCGCCAACCCGCTGCAGGTGCTGCGCATCGACGACGACGGTCGCGCCTATTACAGCGACGGCAGCGTCGGCCCAGCGCGCGACGGCTGGGTCGATGCCAACGGCAACTGGGTCTGGGCGAAGAACAACCCGAACCACGGCCGCCGCACGCCGTCCCCCGCTTTCGCATTCGCGAACGGCGGCGCGTTCACCAATGGGATCGTCACGCGCCCTACGGCTTTCTCCATGGCGCAGATGGGCGAGGCGGGCCCTGAGGCCGTCATGCCCCTGGCCAACGTGGGCGGCCGGCTGGGTGTGTATGCGATGGGCGCCGGCAACAGCAGCGCCATGGCAGAGGTGGTGGCCGAACTCCGCGCAGTGAAGGCCGAGCTGGCCGCCGTGCGCGCATCGACCGCAGCCAGTGCAGAGAGCACGGGCCAGCTGGCGGAGCAGACCGACAGCGTCACCGAAGGCGGTAACGCCAACCGCGTCGAAATCATGAACGTGAAGGCCCTCGCCAAGGCGCTGGCCGAGGAGCTCGCTGCATGAAGACTTCCGTCCGCGTGATGGTGCCCGTCAAGATCGTCCCGGCGATGATCGCCGCAGGCACCTCCATTGCCGAGCCCAACACCGCCGGCGGCGAGATCGCCTGGGTGTCCGGCGGCACCTACGCCGTCGGTGACCTGCGCACGTCCAATGGGTCGGTGTGGAAGTGCGCCCGGGCGCATTCCGGCCGCAGCGCGCTGCCCGAGGTGGACGCGGGCAACGGCTACTGGAACCGCAATGGCCCGAGCGACCGGCGCGCGCCCTTCGATGACTACTCGTCCACGAAGGCCCGCGCCACCGGCTCGATCAAGTTCGTGCTCACGCCCGGCTTTATCAACGGGGTGAGTGTGTACGGCCCGGAGGGGGCCTTTTACTCCATCGTGGTTCGGGAGGCCCCAGGCGGAGCCGTCATCCGCGAGAAGACGGGCGACCTGTTCGAGCAAGCCGCCGGCTTCTGGGAGTTGCTCTTCAGTCCGCTGCCGGCGGTCGAGAAGATCAGCCTGGACGAGATCCCCATCGCGCCGAATGCCGAGGTGACCGTGACGGTCACCTCGCCCAGCAACGGCGCGGTGGCGATCGGCGACATCAAGGTCGGCGACTGGCGCCAGCTCATCGGCGATGCCAGCTGGGGCGGCGTGGAGTATGGCGCCCGCGCGGCCCGCAAGTCCTACACCTACCGCGAATACAACTACGACGGCACCTACCGACAGCTGCCCCGCGGCAACGCCCGCGACGTCAACTGCACCGTCAAGCTGGACGCCGACCAGGCCATGTATGCCGACGCCATTCTGGGCGAAATCATCGACGTGGCGGTGCCCTTCGAAGCCTCCAACCTGCCGCGCTACGGCTACCTCAACACCCTCGGCTTCGTCTCGGGCGACATCGGCCCGGATTCTTGGGGCGCGGCCTCTATCTCTCTCAACGTGAAGGGCAATATCTGATGGCAGTCCAACCAGCCGCCCAGCTCTCGCCGATCCCGGAATTCCCGGCGCTCTCAGACCGTGCAGCGGGCACTTACAACGGGAAGGCCTACGCCTTCGGTGCGCACATGGGCGGGCCCGGGCCGTTCGTGCCTGAGATCAATGCCCTCGCCGAAAACGTCGAAGCCAACGCGCTGGCGGCGAAGTCAGCGAAAGACGGCACGGATGGCGCTGTTGCTGCGGCGACCGTCCAGGCCGACGCCGCCATGGGCTACCGCAACCAGGCGAGCAGCGCGGCAACCACGGCAGGGCAGCAGGCCGGCATCGCCACCGACGCCGCCAGCACCGCCACCACAAAGCGCAATGAAGCTGTCGCCGCTGCACAGCAGGCGGTGCCGGCGCGGGATCAAGCCGTTTCAGCGCGCGACACTGCTGTTGCCGCCGCCGCTCAGGCCGGCTCGACATTGGTGGCCACAAGTTCCACCGAGTTCGCCAATTCGTTGGGAGTGAAGACACTAGTCCTCACGGCGGGAAAAGCGTTCATCCCCAACGTCACCTTTTTGCGTGGCGCATCGCGTGCCACTCCGAACGCCAAAAACGGCGGCTATGTCACCGAATACAGCGCCAGCACGGGCGCGGCAAAGATTGCCGTTTCCGAGGTGTCCGGCCCGACTACGAATTTCAGTGACTGGGATTTTGCGCTCGGCTCCCCGGGTGGCATGCCAGGCATTTCTATTGTGACGCCCGACACGATCACGAATTGCAACGATCTGCCGAATAACTCGATCACGCGAATCAACGCTGTCACCTCTACCTACGCTGCAAAGAACCTGCCTTGCCTTATTGCCAATTCCGCCTCAAGTGGGTGGAGTTTCAACATTCCCTGGATCGTTGAAACCGTTGGTTTTGACACCCTGTATAAGACCCAGACAGCTACGCCGGCTCTGTCCAGTAATAACTCTGGCGTGGGTTTGTCGTTCTTGCGTACATGTGAAAACGGCACCTGGGGTGCTTGGCGTCCACGCGGTGGCTTGCCGAGTAGCATCATCACGACAGACGGCAATCACATGTATGACACAGGTGGCGCCAGCGGTCTGAATCGCAGAAATATTATTTCGGGTTCCCTGAATGGTGCTCCCTGCAATAAGTACATGCCCACACCTCCGGTCGATGGTGATGTTTGCATCGTGATCACCAATGCTCGTGCCGACAACCGACTCTATCCAATCGGTGGTGTGTCAATTCGCACTGGTGAAGTGATTGTGAACGAGGGTGAGTCGCTGGGTCTGGATATGCCTTATACAGCCTATCAGTTCACTTTCCACAAAGACCATAACAACTGGTTCGCGGGGTAACTCATGCCAAACGCAAACGCGTCACAAATGGGCAAAGGGCGTGTGAAAAGCGTCCAGCAGATTTTGGTGGGTGATTACGCCCTGACTGCCGCATCGGGGAATTTGTTTTATCGAGATATTCCGATTTCCGCTGTCAATACCGCGAAGACGCGGCTTGAGCTTCAAGGTGGCCTCTACAGCACCAGCACAGGCGGCTCGTCTGACGTTTCAGGCTTGATCGTGACCTTGTTAAACGCTAGCGCTGTCCGCATCGCCACTCGCGGATTCGGCGTCGCTAGCAATTATCGAATCTATATGTCACTGAAAATCACGGAGTACCTGTAATGGCTAACGCACAGGCTTCGGCCTTTCAGCCCGGAACGATCAAAAGCATCCAGCGCGCCTATCTCCAAGCCGCCCCATCCGCCACTACCTGGGACACGACCATCGCCGCCGTTGACGTCAATAAAAGCGTAATCGTTCCGCTGGGCTATTCCGGGCAGGGCGGCGGCGGGACAAATTACTTTGGAATCACTGGAATGTTCCAGTTTATTTCCGCCACTGTCGTCCGGTACACGTTTCCGCCTGGCACGACTGGCACTGGTGGCAATCAGCTCCTTTCGTTTGAAGTAGTCGAATACTATTAAAGGAAAATCATGGGGTTTCATTACATCGTCACGGATACCAACAGCATCATTCGCGGCATTCAAAGTGCAGCAGGTGAAATTACAGCAGAAGGCTATGTCCGGTTATCAGGCCCGCCTGACTTCAACCTCCTGGGGCAAAAATTCCTCGGCATCGATGACAAAGGCATGCCTATGGCCGAGCAGCTTCCCCTCACGCCTTCGCCGCAGAGTCCACGTCACATCAGCGTAGGCGCCTTCTTCGACCGCTTCGGGCCGGCTAAGTGGGCCATCCTTGCCGACGAGTCCGCCCAGGTCCGCGCCGTGGTGCGCGATGCCAGCGTGCGCAAGTTCATCGACCTGGACAACGACGACCTGCCCGCGGGCCTGGCGATCATCCAGGCGGCCGGGCACCAGATCGACGCGGATGCCATCGTGGACGGCCCGGTGTTGCCGCAGGAGCTGCCATGACCCGCACACCCACCCCCAAAGAACCCGGACGCTTCATGAAATTCGACCCCACCGTCAGCACCGGGACCATCATCCAGACCCTGGTCTTCATCATCGGCGTGGCCACGGCCTACGGCGGCTACCGCGAGGACCAGGTGAAGCAGGACGGGCGCATTGCGATGGTTGAAGCGTTGGCCGACAAGGACCGCGATAGCACCAGGGAGTCGCTCAAGAAGATCGAGGGCCAGGTGGCTGATCTCGCCAAGAGCAATCAGGACATCAAAGAATCCCTGGCCATCTTGCGCGGCCGGGCAGCCGAGCCGGGGAGCCGCAAATGAAGCTCGTCCAGGACTGGCGCACCGTACTGCGCCGGGCGTGGAGCGTGCGCCTGGCGCTGCTCGCCGCCGCGTTCACGGCCTGGGCGTCGTGGTGGGCGTACCGCATCTACGGCACGCCGCTCTACATCACGATCCCGGCGGTGGCGCTCAACTTCGCCGTGGCCGCGAGCCGCATCGTCAAGCAGGGGTACAGCGATGCCGACGCCTGACGCTGTCCAGAACCTGCCCCGCGTGCCGCCGCGCACCGTGCGCACCGCCGGCGGCGCCGTCCTGCTGGCAGCATCCGCCGGCGTCATGGCGCTGCTCGGCCAGTGGGAGCCAGACAAGCGCGATCCGGGCCTGGTCTACGCCGACCAGCTCGCCGCGGGCTTGCCCACGGTTTGCAAGGGCATCACCCGGCACGTCACCAGCACCCCCGTGGTGGTGGGCGAGCGCTGGAGTGCCGCGAAGTGCGACCAGGAGGAAGCGCAGGCGGTGGTGCAGGTCCAGCAGCAGCTGGCCCGGTGCTTCACGCGTCCCGACGTGCCGCAGGCCGTGTTCGACGCCGCGAGCAGCCACGCCTGGAACAACGGCGCCGCCGCCACGTGCAGCAGCCAAGCCATGCGGGCGTTCAACGTGGGCGACTGGTCGCTGGGCTGCCGCCGCCTGGGCCTGTCGGATGCCGGCCGGCCGGTCTGGTCGTTCGTGCGCAACAAGGACGGCAGCATGCGCTACGTGCAGGGCTTGGCGAACCGCCGCGCCAGCGAGACGGCCTATTGCCGCCGAGGGCTGCAGCCATGACGCCCGGCCAGATCCTGGCGGGCACGAGCCTGGCGGTGAACGCGCTGGTGGGCTGGGCCTACCTGGGTCAGCGCGACGCCACCGCCGTGGCCGAGACGGCGCTGCACGACATGCGGGGCCAGCGCGACGGCGCGCGCGAGGCGGCCAGCGCCTGCAGCGATGCGGTGGACGATCTCCGCACCCTCGCCGACCGCAGAGCCAAGGAGGCCGACGAGGCGCGGCGCGCGGCGGCCAAGCGAGCAGAGGGCCACAACCAACGAGCGGACTTGATCCTGGCCGCGCCGCCGGCCGTGCCGGGCGATTCGTGCGCCAGCGCGCAAGTCAGGGTGGACGAGTGGTTGAAGGGGAGGGCGGGGCCATGAGGGCCGCGCTATTGCTGCCGGCCCTGCTGCTGGCCGGATGCGCTGCCGCGCCGCGCGTCGAGGTGCAGCGGGTGAGCGTGCCGGTGCCGGTGGAATGCCGCGAGCCGGTCCCGGCCCGGCCGGTCATGCCGACCGAGGCCCTGCGGCCGGGTGCGTCGCTGGACGACTTTGCGCGCGCGGCGATGGCCGAGATCGAGCGGCGCGAAGGGTATGAGGGGGAGCTGCTGGCTGCGCTGAAGATGTGCCGGACGCCAATCCACAGATAGTGTTTGCACAACTCTTACTACGAGAGTAGAGCTCCGGTCATCACGAAGGTGCGGCTGCTGGAGGTAGGACCAGGGCAAGTATTTTTCCCGCCGTCATGGTCCAAGCCAAGTCTTCTTTTCCCCATCTTTGACCAGAGCGGCGCAGAAGCCCTAAAGTCCGGAGACCGGTAACGACCTCCCGGTCATTTTCGGTTCCAGCCAGCGTCATTCCTTCCCGTTCAGCAGTCTCCAAATCGGAGGCACAGTGGTCTTCGTTTTCGTCATGCTCGGGAAAAAGAATTTTGCGTTCGAAATTTTGCACGAGATAAATTAACTCAGGCGTTGTGATGTCCCTTAGTGTGCGCGCAAGGAAGGCACCACCAACTCGTACCAGTGCATCGTTCAAAGCAACGTTCAAAGCCGCCCGCTTGAAGAATTCGAGCTTCTTTGTTTCGCCAGTGGCAATAATGTTCTTTACCATGTCCGAGACGAATTGATATTGCTGATCGCTCCATCTATCCATTTGCACATGTAGTGCATCCAGATCGTCCTGTAGTTTCTTCAAAGTTTCTGCAGTTCTGTCAGCGGCCCTTTGCGCGGGGATGCACTTCACCAAGTCTGCAAGCATAGGCACACCCACCAACGAGGCAATCCCTAAGAGAGCGAGAGATTCACCCGACGAGGCGGCCGTCGCGGCTGTCGTCAATGCAGCGACACCTCCAGCTATCAATGGTGACGCAGTTGGGCTTGATAATTTTTTCCAGTCAGAGGCGCTGCTCATAAATCACACCTTATGATTTGTAATCATCGCGATTGTTGGTAAACCACAATTCATTGTGGATCATTCCACGCAGCAACGCGATCTGCTCCCGCGCGTACGTCACATACTGGACAGCGAATTATTACAGCCTTATTCGATGCTGTAGTGACGGTCCCAGGGTTTGATCTGTTCCCTAACCATTCATGTCCACAATTGTCGCTCAAACAAATGACGTAGGACGGAAGGTGGCCGATAGTAAGAATTCTGTTTCCGGAATTAATTTCTTTGGAAGCCGTGCTAGCCACATCGTTGCCTGCAGCCCTGAACTCTGGACTTTCCCAATAAATCATAATATGGACTCTATCAAGTAAAAATGCTAGCTTGCCCAAGCGAAGCTAATTTAACGACCTTAACCCTAGTAGCAAGGCGTCTCGGGCAAGTGGGCCGTTGACTATAAGATAGCTTGGAAGCTATACAGTCCTACCTAGGGAAGATGCTATGGAGGATCAGGACGACTAAACCGAAACGGGGGCTATGATCATTGCATGTTGCGGCATCTCGAGGGAGAGACAATTGGCGGCGAGAGACCGGTACTCTTTTGATGTAGTCTGTCCGAAATGCGGGCAGACAGGCGTGTTTCATGCTTCAGAAGACAATCACCCATACATGCGGAGCCCAGACCGACGCGTAGATCGCATCGACGGCGAATTCTTAGGTGCTATGTACGATGAGATCACGGTCACAGCTGTCTGCAAACGCTGCAAAGCGGTGTTCAACCCATAGGAGCAAAGTCATGAAACTGTCCGCCGCTGAAGCGTTCGAATTGGTATCTGCGGAACTCGATGGATGCCGAAAGTGTGAGTCTGATGCTGCAGCGCACCAAAGAGCCTTGGCTTTAGGTTTTGTCGATCGGGAAAGCAGCGATCCTCAGACACTTACCAATAGCATCTATACCGACGACCGTGGCGACACGGTCACACTTACTCAACGATGGCATGACTCGTCGGGCCCGTTCCAAAACGCCCCTGACATCCACAAAATCCGCGTGACGCTGTCCCAGTCTGGACGCCCACCGCTGGAGAACATGGTGGCTTGGGAGCAATAG